GCTCCGCTTGCGCTCCGCTCCGGTGGGCTTCGCCTGGGCTCTACTTGGTTTGGCTTGGGTGGGTTAGAGGAATTTCAGAATCGAAACTGTAAGCCCATCAGTTGCGCCAGTATTTTGTATAGTAAGATTATTGTCGGATGTGGTTACATAGAAATCAGCGTTATTGCCTGTAAGGGTGTTAATTAAAATATCATTGTTTTTCTGATACCCAAGTTGAATGCATCGGCCTGATACTTGATTGACTTCATTGTAAATAATCATGAACGGACATTCAAGCGGGAATGTGAAGGTAAGCTGTACATTCAGCGGAATTTGCCTGGTGATTACGCTAAATGTGCCGATTGCTTGCTTAAGAGTTGTAATATCAGCAGATGAAATAATCTGTTGTAGTGCGGAAATATCACTTTGAAGTTGTGCGACCTGTGCGGCAGTTGCGTAATATCCGGATACCTGACCACCAAGCCTTGCCGAATCGTTTGCCTTTGAAACTGGGGCGGTTCCTGCGCCTGTATAATCTTCTTTGAGCATGTACTCATCAGCCAGCTTACCGCCCAATGCGTCGGCATCGTCTGCGCTTTCTGCCTGGTCTACAATGCCATTATTATTTGCGTCATAGGTTTGCTTTTTCATGTAGTCTGCGGCAGGATCACCACCAAGGGAAGCCGCATTATCCGCTTCCGCAACTACGCCAGCTTCCGAACCACCATATTCCGCAACGGTCATATCACCCTGATTGCCAGGTAACCCAAATGTAAATACGCCATTGCTATATGAAGCGGTGGGAGATTCGCCTGGATCAAGTTCTACAGCAGTTGCGGACGGTGTAAGCAATGGTGCAAGCGCAGAATCATATTCGGAAATTATTTCCTGCACTTTTTCAAGCGCATAGGTATCAATGGTTCCCTCTGCTTCGGTCACAGCATCGTTAATATCACCGATTGCGCTTTGTTTTGCGTCATTTAGGTCCCCAATATCAGCGGTGAGCGCATCATTCAAATCATGAATAGCGCTTTGTAAATCGTCATTCAGTTTTTCAGCAATACTATCATATAGTTCCTGCGCTTCTTTCGGGATTACATCTTTCAGCCCGTTATAATATTCGATTAACTCATTAAGTTTAGACCGCACTTTGCCCAGCATTTCCAGATAAGAAATACTATCATCATATACCAACGGGAGAATTTTTTGTGTCCAGAATTTCAGCGGTGTCATAATCGGGAAATTACTCATTTGATTTACCTCCTTAGAAAATCCCCATAAACAGGGGCGATAGTACATCAAAAACCATTTTATCAACGTTTAACAGGGATTCTCTAAACTCTACAATCATTTTAGAGAACGAAGCGCCGCCCTGGTTGCCCTTGACCGTTTCAATATAATTATCAGTAGTGTTTGCTGTTTCGTTTCTGTTTACAATATTGCTTCCGCTTGCTTTCCTGGTATCCGTTGTAAGATCATTTCCGCTCATTGTAGTGTTTGATTCACTATTATTTGTATCCGTGCTGTTTCTGGTATTCATTTGGTAGGATGTTAAATACTTATCCTGTTCAACAAGGTTTAATAGACTTTGGGGCGTGTCTGAGTACCTTTGCTGTGTGTTATCAATTCCATGATTTGTAGCGGTTCCTGTTGCCTGTGCAATTTCTCTTTTGCTTCCATCGTGTTCCGTTTTTTCATCCTGTGAAAGATAAGCGCTTTCGTTTCCGTTTCTTGCATGGTCTATGGTTCCTTCGTGTGTGCGGGTATAATCCACATTATAAAGCGGATTAAATTTAATAAGTGCTGATTCATATAACCGATTTATAACAGGCATTTCGACATTCATTACTTCATTTAAATAGAATTTGAATTGTCCAGGCGTTTCCATCCCGATTTCCCGAAAATAGAAATGCTTAATGATTTTTGTTTCCAAGGTTGCCCGGTAAGCTTCATCATATATCGGATAGAGAAAATCGAAAATAAATGGTCTTGCGTGTTCGATTATCTGGTCAACCGAATAATCATCAAGGTTCATTTTCAGTTTGGCTGTACAGATTTCTTCGCACATCGTCCGAATCGTTGTCGTATACGTTGCCATTATCCACCCCTTCTTCCGCAAACGGCATGAACAGATCAAGTTCTTCATTAAAAGATACTGACATATTCCAGCCGAATTTTTTATTTGCTTCGTTACAAGCTTCTTTTCTTGCCACAAGCCCGGTTAGCCTGGATGCGTTTACGCCTCCAAGGTTGGATGTAATTTCACTATCGACCATGCGCTCCCGCTTTTCCGTGTTGGCATTATAAACACCCAGGAATGTAAGCGCTTCATTCCAGACTTGCCGTTTGAGAATTTGCAGTTTGTCGGAAACAAAAGGCACTTTAAAATCAATGTATTGGAAATTGTTAGGATCAATAGCTTTCGTTCCAATAATAATTGGTACATTTGTTTGCCATTTAAGCAGTAGGTTTTCAATTGTAAGCCGTTGTTTATCATCCGTAATAGCAAGCCCTGGGAATTTTTGCATAGTGGTATTTGTGTCGATTGCTCTTTGGATTTCTGTTAGCTGTTTTGCGTACAGGTCCACTATCGGGAATGACGGTGAGCGCAGATAGTTATTATAAACCACCACGCTTTTTTCCCTGCTCAAATCCACAGTATATCCATTATACCCGAATGCTTGCACAGAATATGGATTGCCGTACACATCGAAATTAGAAAGGACCGTGCATTTCAGAGCCAGGGGTGAGCCGATAGCTTCATCTTCGAAGAAAACCGCTTTACCGTTTCCAAATAACGCCAGTTCGAGATATCGTGTAGATATACCCGGATCACCTTCCGGAAGGTTATCCCATTTAAAACGATTGATAGCAATTTCAGCCAGCCGTGAGAAAAACAAATTATAGGTGATTTTGTTTCGGACAGCGGCGGCTTCTGTTGTCCATGCTTTTTTAGGCATTGTTTCACTTCCTTTATCCAATCCCGGTAGGATTATTTGAATAGGAATAATCACCAACATACTGCCATGTGTTACGCCCTGTTCCGTCCAGATACCAGAATCTGGTGCCGTTATTGTATACATTTTCAATTGCCTGGGCCATGTTAGCGGGGAAGGAACCTTCCACGATGCACCCAACAGTTTTTAAATAGGTGAATCGTTCTCTTGCTTTTCTCCACGGTACATCCGAACGGTTGAGCGCATAGCCGTACAAGGTGAAATAGTTATCAATGATTTCAGCGTAATACCTGGAAATGCCCATGGTAATGAAATATGGCGATTTTTCCTGGATCATGTATAGAATGTCAGTTGAAGAACCTGGATTTTGCGCTTGCCTTGCCATGCTTTCCGGTGAATGTACAGCGGCAAGGGTTTTTTGTATGGTATTTAATATGTTCTGTGTAAATCCTGATGCGGCATCTGTAAGGGAACCATTATTTGCATTTGTTCCGAATTTACTGCCAAGGGAAGCGGTAGCGCCGCCATATTGTGTAATAATGTTTCCGTTTATATCCATTACACCCGCAATGGATTTTTGCTGGACCATTCCTTGTCCTGGGACCCATGCCGAAGCGCCAGATGATTCGCCAGACCCGGTTATCAGGCTTTTCAGAGAATCAGGTAACGCTTTATCCAGCAATGCGGCACCTGTCATCACAGCCACTTCCGCAGGAACAGCATATTTGCCGATAGTCTGGGCCAGGTTCGCTTTGAATGTATCACCATTCCAGGAACAAAGCATTACATTTTCGATTATCATTCTTTCAGCGGGGTTATATCCGGATTTGCCTTTATAGTTTGTCGGTGTTATCATCATTTGGGAAGAAATGGAAGGAGATACCAGGATTCTGAATTGACCGCTCCCGAAGGTTGAAAAATATTCCCATCTGAAAATAGCGTTTCCACCATCATTTCCAAGTACCTGCAAAAATGAATAAGGATAGGTATACAGTTTTTTATTTTTCGGTACATAGCCCTGGAAAAGCGCCTGTTGATTCTGGTTTACTGTCAAGGTGGTATTTGTGTTATAGTTGATAGATTGGAAAACCGCTACGATTCCAGACAGCTTATTTGCTTCGGTTGCCTGCTGGATAAACTGAGTAGCGGCGCTGGCTGATGTAAATTCATTGATACAAAGCCCGGTATATACGTTGTTCGTCATGCCGCCCATGTAATTATTAAGATTTTTGTCAAAAGTGGCGGCGATATAGATTTTTCCATAGGTAGCCGGGAGTTTATAAGAATATGCGTACAACATTTCACCTGTTTCAAGTCCTTCCGGAACCAGGTTATCACCCGCATTATCAGACCCGGTATGCGCTCTTTCTATAAAGCATTGTTTAAGGGTATAATCAAATAACCATGTTTGCATAATGTCCAGGCTGAAAGTAAATTCCGATGTACTATTATTTACATAACGAACGCCAGTACAAAACGCATAGAACCATTTATCATAAAAATTGGTGTTTTTGTACATGATATAATTGCATTGGTAAGCGGTAGCAATCGGCACTTCAAGGCGAATCACGCCTGTTTCCCGGATATAGGTACATTCTTCCGCATGGAAAAAAGCTTTTTGCTTGAATAGTGTTTCCTGTGCCAGTTGGGACGGGAAAAGCCCTGTGTTTTCATAGTTCGGTGAAAAAGGAACATCCTTCAATAGATAGATTTCAGAATCAGGAATGAAAAGCGGCATGATTTACCTCCTTTCTTAAAAGGGGCTGGATCACCTTACAGATCACCAGCCCCCAGGATGCAAAGAGAATTACACGATGGTAACAGTTGCAGTATCGGACACAGAATCATCAAATACGCTGGTAGCGGTTACCTCAATTTCGTCAGACGCATCGCCAGTTTCATCGGCACCCAAATGGAGATTTCCATGGTCATCAATATAGGTATCATCAGAGGTTGCCCCATCAATGGACCAGGTAACGGCCTGGGAAGCGAAATTGGCAGTAGTAACAGCGGCAGAGAAATGGAGGGTAGTACCAGCGGCGGCAGATACAGCAGACGGAGTAACCGTCACAGCGGAAACGGCAGGAGTGCCAGGGACAAATACCACAGCATTCATGAAGGGGCTGATACTATACGTTCTCCAGGTATGATAGAAATGGTTCATATACAATTTACGAGCGTTCCAGACTTCGGAGGATTCGAGTTCGTTGTCAAAGATCATGAAGAAATCTTTGTCAACAAGCACACAGGGAATGGCTTTCAAAGCGGTAAGCTGGTCGCTCGTCAAGGCCTGGTAAGTGGAATCATTAGCGAAGATTTCCGCAATCCTGGTAGCGTCAATGTCACCGAAGCTGTCAATGATAGCGGTATGTCCATGGTATTCCGCATCATTGCGGTTGAAAGCATACGCCAGCACTCGCACGCCCTGGGCGGCTTCAAAATCAGCATTCATAATCAAATACTGATCGTCTTTGGGCGTGTTCGTCTTTACGCCAGCAAGGTTATATGTATCGGACAAAAATTCAAGTTTGTTCGAGAGCGCTTTAATCTGGACAGCGGCGGTTTTGCTTTCAGCATCTTCATCGGACCCGGCAAGATTCACTTCCACAGGGTACAGATGACCATTGACGATATGCAGGCCCAGCAGATACTTGAAACATTGTTCTTCATCATAGGCGGCAGACTTGAAAATCGCCTGGATGATTTTTTCAATCAGGTCAAGCACGCCATTTTCCGAAAGAAACGCCTGTTTCAAGTCCTGTTTCTGGGTGGTTACGGCATATACCTTTTTGTAGTTCAGCGGATGGAAAGCGGCACGCACATCAGGAATGCGGCGGGAAAGGAGCGCTTCCGCTTCATTGGCGAAGCTGTCACCCGGATAATCTTCCACTTTGATAAGGTTTACGAAGATTTCTTCAACAGTTTCACCATAGTTGACAAGGCCCTTTTTCGCCCAGGCAAAATGATTCTTGTAGATTTTGCTGGTCACCAAAGCGAAAGCGATGCGATTCCAGAGAACGGAAAGAAATTCATTCTGCAAAGCGGGCATCTGCATGATTACAGCACCGAAATTCCGGATGCTTTCAGCATCGGTAAGCGCCTGGGTAAAGTTCCGAAAATCCTGGGAAGCGGAATTACGAATAGCGTTCAAAACATCAGCGCCATTCTGGGTAAGAGAATAACCATTAGGGATAGTCGGCATAGTATTTTTCCTCCTTTTTTCTTCCTATTATATTAGGATTCTTTCAGAATGTCCGAAATGGAAATAGTTTCTTCTTTCGGTTCGGGTTCCGGTTCCGGCATCGGGTTTCCCTGGTCCGGTTTACCGTTGAAGCGGTCACGATAGCGCTTTCGCCAATCAGCATCAAGCTGATTATATTTTTCGTGCCAATCTTCCGGTTCCTCGGTGAGCGTGTCGGCTACATCTTCCAGGATGGAAAGGGCTTCATCATCGGTCCTATCACCGATAAAGCCCGTAATTTTATCCCGGAGTTCACCGAATGTAATTTTCGGCATTTTTTCAACCTCCTTTTAATGCCTTGTTCGCCTGGTGTAATAGATCATGCTTCCCGCTGACGATGGGCGCCAGGGCGGTTTTGCGGGAGTTCTGCGAAACAATGACAGATACGAACGAGCGGCGGCTTGCCGTGTGGAAAGGCTTTTCTGGTACTCTTCACTATCAGTTGGTTTTGACGATGCGGCAGAGCGAAGGTAATTTCTCCAAAAAGCGCCTGCCAGGTGGACAACGTCCGTTCCCTGGGTGAAAGCCCGAAAATTCCTTACGTCTGTGTAATCCCCTCGAGCGGCCCATTCCAATTTGTTATCGTATTCGTATTCCAGCCGCCCAAGTTGTACATCAATATCATATGTAGGATAACCCAGGGAATTAGCCCAATCTCTTAGAAGCGTTCCAGGTGTCCATTGCACCAGGCCATATCCACGCCCGGTAGGTTTTCTTC